TGTCTTAATGGGAGACTCTCCCGCGAAGAGAGAGAGCTTGTCAATCATGGCTTGCTGAAGCTCGTTAATCTGCTCGCGTAAGAGTTGCATCTGTATTTGAGCATCTCTGAGTCGAGCTATGAGCGCCTCTCTATCTGCATTAGCAGAGGCTAATTTATCTTTGAGTTCCTCCACCTCTGAAGGGTCACGCCCTGATGCTATGGCCATCATCGAGGAAATGCTACCTGTAATCATGCCCAGGATGCCAACCAATACGTCTCTATTTTTCTCTACGATCTCAACGTAGGTGAGGAACAGGATAAGCCCCACCACTAGCACCATAAAGAAGACGCTAAACCACCAACCACGCTTGGCTTTGATCTCAGAGGTTAACTCGCGCTCAGTTCGTTTTTTCTCCGGTTGCTTATTGTCCATTGATAAACTCCAGTAGTGCTTTGATAGGTGGATAGGTAGCCAACCAAGGCCACATAACACATAACACATAGATCAACTCTATGAGGAGTATTCGAGGAATACACCACCAAAACCACTCCATTATCTTTCTATCTCGCGCTCTACTCCTCACCTTCTTTGGGCCGCCTAGCCTCTTAACCTTCTCGGAGCTCGGGGGAGGTTGTAAGCTTTGGAGGGTTGAGCCTACAGCGTAAAGAGATTGGGGCTCTCTCACACCCTTGAAGCGATATAGGCCGACGCATACATAGCGGGTACCCTTGGGAGTAAACTTATTAGTTCGTCCTTTGATGGCGGCCATAGCCTCAGCGGTGAGGAGGACTTGCCCAGCCATGCAGACACTCATGGTTCTAGCGGCTATGTTCTTAGCTACTCCCTCTAGCTCAATCGGCTTAGCGCCACCGAGGGTATCAAGCTCATCTTGTGTCACCTCAGCAACTACCCCTAGATGTATACCTATTCTAGTATTGAGCTTGGTTCGTTGGGGGATGGTGGCTTGATAGGTTAACGCGAAATTAACAGCGTCAATACTGCGCTCGAAGCTGACTAGGAAACCATCAGACCTGTCAATCTCCCGACCATCAAAACGATACATCAAAGTCCTCGTCATCCGGTCATGATACTGCAACCACTCAGCCGCCTTGACTGCCCCCACTCTCTGCACAAACTTAGTAGACCCTATGAGGTCGAGTAGCACTATTGCGAGTTTTCTTTCTTTGATTTCCAAGGCACCACCTTTACACCATGCTTTAACAGGTAGCCTACTCCGGCCTCACCTTCTCGGGCTGGTGAGTATACGGTAGCGATACCTGAATGATGTATCAACTTAGCGCAATTCAAACATGGATCGCGTGTCACTGTCAGGAAGGCTCCGAGGGTAGAGGCTCCGAGACGGGCGGCATTCATGATGGCGTTGGCCTCTGCATGGTGGCAGCCTATTTCGACTGAGGTGCCTGAGATGATGTTGAGGTCGTCTCGTGTGCAAGTGTGATCACCACATAGTTCCCCACCACCTCTAGGAGCTCCGTTATATCCATCTGAGATGACAGCCCAACTCCGAGGATCAAATATTACGGCCCCGACCCTCCCACGAGGACAAGGGGAACTCTGAGATATAAGCTCTGCCTGAGCTATCCTAAGTTGAATGTGCTTATTCATAACAGCAGAGCACCGAGGGAGGTGGGGAAGCGTTCGAGGAGCTCAGCCTGTATAGCCTCGGCTACCTCTGTGGCTTCAGGTTGAGCGTGTTCATCTAATCGAAGCCTCAGAAACTTAGACCAATTCAGGAGGTTACCACTCATCCAGAAGCTAGTGTACATCGACTGAGGGAGCACAGCTCGTGCTTGCTCCCTGGATACACCTTGCTCTAGGAGTGTGTGGTAAAACTCTAGACCGATCTTAGTGTGCTCTTTGATCAGCTTAGTAAACTCCTCACTCCTCGGGATATCGATGGGGAGAGAGCATTGTAGATTCGTTTGGGCTTGTTTTCGTAGGTTTCGAGGAATGTAAAACTCAATATCTTTAGAGGTGTATCGTCTGCTGATCTCGTTATAGCTAAAGGTGCGGTGACGCTGTATCTGCCGAGCAATGAACAGAGGACAGGTGATAAGGAAGGTGGCAGAGATATGCTCAAAGGGTGATGTGTGGCGGTTGACTGCTAGGTAGTTGATCAGCGTCTTATCTCGTTGGCTCATCTCGCTTGAGGTGTCGAGCTTAGCGAAGCTGACCCGAGCGGCTAGAGCTGGTGTGTTGTCCTCCCCCATCGATTGGATAAGGGTTACCTCTCCGATGCCGTCGTCATAGATATTCATCCTCGGGCCTTTACCCTTTCGATCTCTCGGGTGAGATACCAATGAGCCTTCTCTAAGTCTTCGAGCTCCTTGTGAGGGTCTTTGAGGCCGGCCCTAGATAAATACTTCAGAGTATTACCTCTGTTAAAATTAAGCTTCCAAGCCTCGATGACGTCTATAGCCTCGATGGTGTTGGGGTGATAGTGGGTTGGGTGATCGACGGTCAAAACTGCCTCCTCTTTGATGCGCCTACTCTTACTCTTCGGCCTGTTGTGGTGGGTGTGGTTCTTTGGTACTGCCTGCGGTCGACGTCTGTGTCGTTCCAATTCCAAGTGATGCAGTCATAGCGGAGCGCGTCTAGTGGGTCTTCTCTGCCGTCCTTCTTTGGCTGCTCTTTGTTGTCCCAAGCATAAGACATAATAGCTTTGTGTAGGCTGTTACCTGTCGCTCTCTCTCCCTTGGCCCATACCTCTCTAGTGATCAGGTATTGTTTGCGACCAAAAGCTCTTTTGAGTCTTTGAATGCCGTTCAATACATCGGTGCGGATTGGGTCTGTGTTGCTCCGAAGAGGAAGACCAAGGCCACCGGGGGGAGCTCCTCTAATCGCTCGGAATGCTGATCGCCCTGTTTGGTCATTCCGCGCTCGGCCTGCCTTGTCTGCTACTCCGACATCTAACCATATTCGCGGTGAGGGTGCTGCGGCTTGATATGCTCGAGGCCACGCTATGGCTAGGATGAGGGTGGTGAGTTGCTCGATGGTCACCTCTCGTGGGTTGAGCTCACCACAGATCACATCAGCTCCTAGCTCGTCATCGTGGCAGATGATCAAGACGCTAGGTTTACGGAAGCCCCAGTCGATGGCTATGCGTCCGGTCATACTCGGCTTGTATTTCCATCCGTCGATGATGTGAGACTCGGTGAACTCAGAGTAGATAAGCCCGGTGGGTGGCCTTGGCTTATTCATCACCATAGCTTCCCGCTCCTCAGCTGGTAGAAGCTTGGTGGCCTCGAACCATTCCGCGCTGAGGTTGGCCTCGTTGACGTATGAGCTAAAGAGGAGAGGTTCACACTCTGCTTGCTCTGCCATCTGCACCCACCATGCAGAGCTGACAGGCAACCCCACCAATATCATGATGGGAGAAGGGCCGGCCCGAAGACGCCCCATAGCTTTATGGGCTACCTCAGCGGTGAGAGTCTGGCATTCATCGATCAAGCAAACACCACTAGTGATGTTGAGCCCCTCTAGGGGATTGTGGGTAGCGTCTCGCGTACCCGGTCGATAATACGAGCGACACCAAACAGTTGAGTTAGTGGATGGGTCAAGCCACTGTCTGAGGGTGTGATTATATGTCCACCCCAATGGGCCTAGCCACTTTTCTAGCTCAGGCATTAGAACACTGTTGTAACGTGGGTTAGTATCAGTGACCAACAGGCTAGAGGTTCCCGGCCTCATCCTAGTAATGAAGAGGAGAGCGAAGACTAGCGCTGAGGTCTTGCCACTCCCCCACCCACACCGAGCCGCGATTATCCTATCTTCTGAGAGGATGCTCTTTATGATGGCGCGTTGAAGCGGGTTTAGTACTAGATCAGTCATCAGTCACAGTCTGTAAATTGGAGACCCTCAGAGGTGACCTCATAATACTCTCGATTGATCAAGCCATCTTTATTGGTCTCAGTGACTGTCACTAGAGCTCCTAGGGAAACATCAACCTCATCGAAATATACGCGACTCCAGCCATCACTATCAGCGTCTGAAGTGGCTCTAATGTGATACTCTCCATTGTCTATACTCCACTCGGTTCGTTGCTTGGAAGCGTATATAGTCCAAGCTCGCTTTAACTTTACTCTAATCATCTGCATCTTGTGTTATCTCCTCATCTTCGTCATCTCGCGGCTTGAGCTCCTCTTGCACTTGGGTGATCATTGAAGTGACCATCTCTGTACCCTTATCAGAGGTCGAGCCTACATTAAGTTCGAGCTCCTTCTTGGCTCCCCATCGATCGGGGTAACGCCTCTCTAGAATCCAAGCGTAAGCTCGCCAATCGGCCTTCTCATCACCTAGTCGTTTGAGCTTGGAGAGCGCTACGGCTTCAGCGAAGTCTTTGGCAGCGTTAACCTCTTCAGTCCATTCTCCATCTTCGCACTCTTCTAGCCAGCGGTAGTGAGTATTCTCGCTGATGCCAGCTTGGGTGCAAGCGGCCACTATGCTCATACCTTCTCTGAGGTTATCGAGTAGCCTATCTCGGACCTCTCGTGGGTAAGGTTTTCTTCCTAACTTCTTGCTCATGTTCTGCCTCTCTTAAAGTCTTGTCGATGTACTCGTGAAGGGCTCTCGACTTGTTATAGATGTCCAAATCATCAGGGTTGGTTAAGTCGAGGTCTTCTTCTAGGCGAGTAACTAACATCTCCTTGAGTGTAGCTAATATCTCCTCACCTGTCCTTACGTGCGTGCGCGTTATATCTTTGGAAACTAATTTTATATCACTCATGACCTCTCCTCTTTGCTCGTCGCTGTCTGTTGTATTCCCGCTCACAGAGCAGCCTTATTCGTCGCTCCTCAGGGGTCTCATTCTCTTTACGTCTGCGCTTGTATTCTCTCGCTTTTAGGAGTCGAGCTTCTCTCTCTTCAGGGGTCTCATTAGCTCGCTTATGCCTGATCCACTGGCGCTTATACTCTAGGTTACGTTCCCTGTTCATTCTTCTCCCACTCTTCCTCCATTTGACATAAGCCAATTCTTATACACTCTCTGAGTAGAGCAGATTGATTTACCGTAGCTTGTTTTGGTGAGTTGGCTTCGATGATTGACTTCAGTCTGGCGAGCTTGGTTAGGAGCTCCTCAGTGAGTCGGAATTGTACTGCTTTTGATAGGGGAGTTTTATGTGGTTTCTGCATGGTGTTTATCTCGCTTCTTTCGTTGGTAATATTCTCTATTCTGCGCTAGTCGTTTCTCGCGTTGCTCCGGGGTCTCGTTAGCTCGTCGCCTTCGGTTGTATTCCCGGTGGTACTCTCTCCGCTTCTTCTTGTCTCGTTGATACCGCTCTCGGTCTTTAGCTCGTCGCTTCTCGCGTTGCTCAGGGGTCTCATTGGCTGCGCGTTGTCTTTGGTATTCTCTCGCTCTAGCTAGCCGCTTCTCTCGTTGCTCGGGGGTCTCGGCTTCCATCCTCATTTGATATTTCACCCGCTCGTACTGCTGACGCTCCGCTTTCTGCTCGGGGGTCTCAGCCGCCAATCGTCTACGGTATCGCTCGCGATACATGGCGCGGCGCTCCTCATTGGAGGTTTCAGTGTTCTTTTTCTTCATCTTGCTGCTCAGCCACCTCTGCCCACCAAGGTTTCTTTTCCTTCTTTTTTATGGATGATTTGGCGCGAGTCACATTTATGTCAGTACACTTAATTAAAAAAGAGAATAACCTAACTTCTGAAGCGGTGAGAGGCTCTAGCTGTGCAGAAACCACCCGATCTAAACATAAATGTATTAAGTCATGAAGGGTATCATCAGAATAAACTATGATTAAATCATGGAAGTACTCAGACGTGCTTAATAGATCTACAAATAAATCTAGCCACTTTTCTTTAGAGTTTGGATTTTGATAAAGCCCTTTCATTTTTTCATATTCTTTTTTTAACTCAATGAAGTCTTTTTTTTCTAAACAGGGGTCTCTTTCCTCTTCAAAAAAAACATAGTCTAGTAAGTAAAAGAGGACTTCGCCTTGGTTGTGTAATTTCATCTCAAAAACTCCGGTAGTGTCGCGAGCTCCTCAGCAGTAAAATCAGTGGGGAGCAATTCAATGGGCCAATTCTTGAACTGTGGTTTTTCAATTTTCTTGGGTGGAGCTCCTAAGCGCTCGCGTGCTGCCTGAAGTTTTGTTAAGGCGCTGTGTCTCGCTATAGGGCTCATCTGTCGTTTCATGGGTTAATCCCTAACCACATCAAAGTTGCTCGAAGATCATGTTTGCAAAAGTTGCCGCCACAATACTCTAAAGGCTCGTGAGGCGGTGTCGGGGGTCGTCGTCTCCGGCTTGTCGTCCGGCGCTTGAAAATGGCTGGCAAGGGAAGCCCCCTGAGATGATATCCACTTTTCCATGATAGAGCTCCCACGGGAATCGCTTAAGATCCGTGAAAATAGGAGCCACGTCGAGCAGTTCACTTTCAATCTTCGAGACCAGGTTTTCGACGTTGAAAGCTCCGATCTCCACATAAGTGATTGTTCGCAGAGCTCCGCCAAGTGCTCGCGAGAGCCCAAGGTCGATTCCGCCGTATCCGGTACAGAGCGAGAGATGTGTAAGTTTCGAGGGATGATCCACAATTGAAATCTCCTCTTCCTATCCTCAGATGAGGTTCAAATTAATTCTGTGGGTTGGGTTATCTTCGGCTCCATCCCTCACCGAAGCTTGAAGGGTTATGATAAGCGGGCTCAGGAGGTAAGAGGTTGTCCTCTTTTTCCAATAGCCTCCAGGTCTCTACCCGCACCTCCCAAAAGCGCTTGTTCTCTGTGTTGGTGTGTGACTTGAGCTTACCCTGAGCAAATACGCGCTTACCCTTCTTGAGAACTTGTGCTGCCCTGTTGGAGCTCTGCCCCCAAATCTTTAGAGTGTGCCACTCTGTGGAGGTCTGCCAGTTCCCTTGGCCATCCTTGTAATTCTCGTTAGTCGCGATTCGGCAGTAAGTGTAGGGAGTACCACTTTGGGTCGTCCTTAACTCAGCGTCATCGCCAAGGTTCCCGATTAGGGTTACTTGGTTAATCATGTTAATTCTCTCGCGGTAGGATTGAAACTGCTTATCAACCCAGTTCGCAAAGATCTCGTGTCCCCAATAGCGTACCCGGCTTTCACACCGTAGGTTAAAAAAAAAGGGTAAATAGGCTGATAAGCTCAACGATGTTAAGGTATGCGAGTATTGCGCGTCAACACTTTTTTTGATAGCGTTGAGGTCTTCAGTTGTGGGTGATCGGCCTCAGAGTTTTTCATGTGGCTCTGAGGCCGTTTCGTCAAAAGCCCCAAGCGCTAGCGTTAACTCGCTCGACTCGTCGGTCATGACCCACCATCTTGATAGGCTCGGGAAACATTGCGCCAAGTCTGCTGTGAGCCGCTGAGTTATCGCCTAATGAGTCTAGCACTTGTCGAGGTGCTAGGTTGGTGGTGAGGATGACTTGCAGTTTACCAGCTGCCCAAAGCTGTGAGAACTCCTGTATCAATTGAATAGTCTGCTCACGCCACCATGATGTTTTGTTAGCCGATCCACCAACACCACCAAACTCATCGATGAGCAGAACGTCAACTCCATCAAGCCAATCTTTGAGAGGGTCTTGAGCGTGTTTATCATTCCACGTCTTCTTGATGTCGGTGAGCAGTTGAGTGTGGCTGATGAACTTAACTTTGATAGCCTTGGGGCTTTTCTTACCGTTCCGCCAAACACTCTTTGAGTTGATGGCTGCCTCGCGAGCGTAACAGTAGAGAAGGGAGCTCTTACCGTTACCCGGTGGGCCGTACAGAAACATATTAGGAGCTCGTCGAAGATGGGGATGGTTTGAGACGTCCGGAGTTCTCAACCACTCTAGCGCCTTGTTGATGGCGTCTAGCTGTTGAGGCGAATCCGGTTGATAAGTCGCGAAGCTCATACCGATAGCATCAGTGGGTAGTTGCATATTGTTTAGCCGCTTCATCCATCTACGCGGCTTCTCACATCTGCGACACATCACAGCGTCAAGAGCGGTCATCCCTTCAACGCGTTGATAGAACCATCCTTGCTGACACTCCCCACAGTACTCGACAGGCTTACACTTGAGAGTCATAGATTGATCATCAATGAAGTCATTAGCCTCGAGGTTATCGGGGGTGAGGTAGCTGTAATCGAGGAATTGCTTGGGCTCGGTCGATTGCTCCTTCAGCTTGCGCTGGTACGCCTTGAGGCTATTGATAGCGTCTTCGGTCACTTGAAATCTCGTCATCTCTGATGGGTGCTGATTATCGCTGTTGATCATTTATAGGTCTCCGTCTTAAGGTTTTGGGCTCTCATCATTATCTCTTCGTGTCGTCTACGCTCAGGGGAGAGGTGAGCGAGTCGAGCTTCATACTCAGCGTTTGATTGTGCTAGTGACTCCCTGAGTACTCTCTCTCTCTCTTCCATGGTGGGGACGTAGACTCTCAGAGGTTGAGATTGATTATGATGTTGAGGTTGGGGAGCTGCTTGGGGAGCTCGTGAGCTGTATTGATTCTCCTCTATTGATACCTCTATTGATTCCTCTATTGTTATAGGGTGCAATTCTTGCACTAGGGGGGGTGCAGTTTTTGCACTAGGGGGGTGCAATTCTTGCACTAGGGGGGGTGCAATTTCTGCACTAGGGGGGTGCAGTTTTTGCACTAGTGCAGTTTTTGCACCGGTGCAGTTTTTGCACACCTCAGAAATGATAAGCTTAGTCTGTGCTCGGTGGTGTTGAGCTGGTGACCTGAGCTGAGCACTTCGCTCGATATAGCCCTGAGCTGTTAGGTCACTCAGCGCACTCTTGACCGTCCGGATAGGTATGTTCATTAGCAGGCTGATATCATTAGCTGAGACCTGACCCACCCAATTATCCCAGCTCACCCGCGATAAGATCGCGAGCAGTGTTAGCTTGGAAGCGTGTTTTAGTTTGAGGCTGTAAATCTTCTGCCTCACCTCATGTTCATTCATTCTTCCCCCTCGTTAAAAAAAGTTTCATAAAGTGTTTGACACATTCTCAACCTTATGTCAAACATTTCATATCTAACTTTGCACATCAACCTCTTTCATGAGATATGGAGTTAAAGATGCATCCTGCAAAACGAGGACAGATCAAAATGATTACGCTCACCGCGTTGGCTAAAGAGGCTGAGCTTTCACTTGGTTATCTATCGCGCGTCATCAATGGTGGCTTAGACGCTTTCAAAGATACCGCTATCAAGCTGAGTGAGGCCGCTAACAAGCTCTCTGAGGATAAGGGCTTACCCCAATGTTTTGAGCCCAATGACTTCAACGAGAAACTACACCTCAACTATCGCGAGATCTACTTTGATGCAAAGTTTCACGTGCGTAGCGTCCTCGTGAATTGCGAGTATGAGGTCAAGACTGCCAAAGATATCCTGGACTATCACACTAACGACCTAACCTACACCATGCTCTATGAGCTAATGGCTGATGCGCTACGCTACGAGCGTTGCCGTACTTTCACTTATGCCGATCACGTCTACTACTTTCTAGGAGAGGAGCAATAATCATGGCTTACTCAGATGAATACCCAACCTGTTACGACCTTCGACCAATCCGCCCCGAGGAGCTCCACCGGCCACAGCTGAGCATCACTGAAGTTGAGCTCAAAGCTCTAGAGGCTGTCGACCTCGGAGAGAAGCTCAGCGAAGGCCTTAACAAGTTTGACCTAGCCCGAGCTGGTATCAAGCTCAGCGCTCGTATCGCCCGCAAGTTTCGCAAATGATCCACACCCTCAAAAAACGACTGAAGACCCTGACTGATAATGATCAATTCGTATTGGCTGCGCTAATCATCATTCATCTCTTTCTACTCTCCATCTAAGGACAGATAAACACATGAGCATTTACACACCTAAGAACATTCAAGAGGCTATCGATATTGCCTCTCTTCTCACCAACAATCAGAAAGAAGCCCAAGAGCTTATCCAATGTCACGCCGCTTTTGGTGATCACTTCGGAGGTGACCTCGGCCGAGTAATGACCCAAGCATACAACCTCAAGGGTAAACCCTCTCTTAACGCTGACGCTATGGCGGGTATCTGCCGACGCTCCGGGCTTGTACGCTATATGCAAGTGGTGGAGTGGACTAATGAGGTATGCGTGATGAAGGTGGCCCGTAATGATGAGCCTGAGGAGATCGTTCACACGTTCGTTTATACTATGGAGATGGCCACTCAACAAGGTCTCACTCGAAACCGGAATTGGCAGACCATGCCGCTACAGATGCTGCGGGTACGCTGTCTGACGATGGCGCTTCGGGCCACGTTCCCTGATGCTTGCTCTGGCATCTACTCAGCTGATGAGATCGCTGACAATATGTCTATGTCAGATGATGAGCGCACTCATATCACAGCTCAGGCTATCGGTGAGGAGTTGGGTACTCAACCACCTCAACCCCAACGAGCTCCTCAGCAGTCACGAGCACCACAGCCCCAACGAGCTCCTCAGCAGTCACGACCGCCACAGCCTCCTAAGATGCAGGTCGGAGAGGTGACGCCAAACCTCAACTATAACAACCCTAACAACCTTCGGACTGCTTGCGAGTTTAACGAGATCCCCTTGAGTGAGGCCAATGCCTGTATGCAGCGCTTAGGCTTCCACGCTGACAAGGCTACACCGGAGGAGCGCAAACAGTTTTTCTATGAGTGGCTCTTGAGCGATACTCTCCGCAACTCTACACTGGCCCCAAATTGGTGGAGAAATGTGGGGGAGAGCAAGCATATCATTGCTCAGCTTCATCAAGAGTTTCCCTGTCTCGCGGGTCTTGGTGCTCGAGAGATCGGGCAAACGTTGGGAGATCAATATTTCTGGGAAGCCGTAAAGATCGCCTCTTGTTACTCGGGTGATCTACTCACCACTGCGCGTATTCATATCGAGCAATGGTCACGACAAGGAGCTGATCAGCTCAGCCCTACCACTATCCTCGGTCTCGCTGGTTAAGGATCGCTTCAATACGAGCGCTCGAAGCAATCAACTGCTCACACTTGGTTTCGATACTTTCAAAGCGAGTATCCCAACCACGTCCTCTAGTTTCGAGCGAGACTACCTGTTGTTTTAGCCGGCCCATCTCTTCGGCTTGTTTAGCCTTATCTTGACTAGCCTTAATAACTAGCCCGATGATCGCTACAGCCAAGGTCAGAAACTCAGGAGTAATATTCATTTCACAGCCTTTACAATAAGGATAGAGGAGAGGGTTAACACGAGAGCTCCCGCGCTGATGCCGCCAATCTTAAGGATCTTATCACGCTTGGCGATCTCCTCACTCTGTTGAAGAATGAGTTTATCCTTATCTTCCAACTGTACTTGATAGGCAGCTAACGCGGCCTTGTTAACGTCCCGGAGCTTCTCCGCCTCGAGGAGCTTAACAGTCTGCTCTTTACAGGTCTCAGCTGTGGCCTCAACGGCTTTTGCACAAATATCAGGTGAGCCCTCTAAAGCATCCTTGAGGCGCAACCACTCCGGTACTTCAACAATGATGTAAGGACTATTGGCAGCATCATACTCCATCTGACCCTGTACAGGTGGGAGGCTATCCCCCATCCAAATCTGAGGTTGGATAGGTTGGAGGATGAGGCCTAATATCATCAGCGCTTGCATAGCTCTTTAACTCCCTCGATAGCTCTTGAGACGCGATCTCTACAAACCTCCTCACAATCGAGTACAGCCTTACCAGCTCGGGCCGCGTGACACTCACCGAGATCAACTTGAGCTTGACGGGTGAGCTCCTCTTGTCGCGTTAGCTTATCTTGGAGGTCAACGATAGTCGAGCTCATCTTCAGCTCACACTCAGAGTATCCTGAGCTGATACCCTGAGCGTAGACGCTCCAAACGATAAGCGTAAACA